TTTTATCCATCCAGAGTATCCTTTTATGCGGGGTAATATAGACGCCAAGTTAGCTAATCAGAATGTAATCGTTGAGGCTAAGTCTACAAAATGCCCAATTGCCAAATGGGAAGAGGGAATACCGGAATATTACAGAACACAAGTGGCATATTATGCCATGCTTACAAATGCCGAGAGGGTAGACGTTCCCGTGTTATTCAGTAATTGGCAATATGCGTGTTTTACATACTGGCGGGACTATGAATACGAAGCTCGTATCAAGAAAGCCGTTATAGATTTCTGGAACAATCACATTTTAGCAGGTATTCCGCCTGCTCCGTCAAATCCTGCCGAGTTATATGAAGTTTATCCTAAGTTAGAGACTGCCAAAACAATCAAAGCCGATAGCGATATTAGAGAAAAGGTTAACATATGGCAGGAAACCTTACTAAAGCGTAGAGAACTTGAGAAACAGGAAGAAAAGCTAAAAATTGAAATTCAAAGCTTTATGGGTGATGCAGGTATTCTAGATAGCGGTTTTTGCAAAATAGCATTAAAAGAAAGGACGGCAAACAGACTTGATACAAGTAGGTTAAAAGAAGCTATGCCTGATCTTTACAGGGAATATTCAAACGATAATACATACAGGTTTTTACAGATAATAGGAGGATAGGAAATGAACGGAGCAATACAGGGAAGGAATAACCACAACGAAGAATTATATCAATCGGCAATATCTAGTTATGAGGCAGAGACCCAACCAAACCAAAATAATGCCCATAGAGAAGAAAAAAACAATCATAGCTTAAACACCGATTTAAATGCTCAGCAAGCCTCTATAGAGGTTATAGGGCAAGATAAAGTCGCAACTATAGTGCCGAAACCAAAAGACGGAGTATATGAGCTATGTAGCACAAGGAAAGATAAGTTATTGCCGTTTTTAAATAACAACACACTGCTATTTGAAAAGCTTGCCAGGTCTTTTGCGTGGGAAATCAACACCAACGATAAGTTAAGGATATGTAGCCAATTATCAATGATTAATGCTTTTTATAAATGTTGCGAATACGGACTAGACCCTGCCTCTTCACTCGGGCAAGCATGGCTTATTCCTTACAAGTCTACCATAGAGTTACAGATAGGCTATAGAGGATGGCTTAAACTGCTTTTTAACAATCCGCTTGTGTCTAATGTTTATTCTTACGGGGTTTATAAGGATGACTTTTTTGAGTATGAACTCGGAATGAATCCGAGCATTAAGCATATTCCCTCTAAAGAGAAACAAGCTAGTGAAAACCTTATTGCTACTTATGGGGTAGTAAAGCTTAAATCGGGTGAGGCTCAAATAAAGGTGTGTTTTAGGGATGAGATTAACGAGAGTATGGGAAGTTCCCGTAGCTCACATAAACCGGATTCGCCATGGATAACTCATTTTGAGGTAATGGCTTTAGTCGTTCCTATTCGAAAACTGGGAAAGAATTTAGGCTTGCCACTAAGGGTTGAAGACTACGAAGAGGTGTGAATTATGAAAATAAATAGCTCTTGATTATAATTGTGGTTTCTACTAACTTGAAAGCTGTTAGTGATGACTACAAACCATCATTATAAAATCAATCTATTAGCCTTGAGCTTTTATGCTGGGGGTTTACTGTTATAAGTGTCTCTGGCATGAAGGCAGTAAGTAGTTGTTTTTTTTAAATGACTGTTTGTAGCCCCTAGCACCTATTTTAATAAGCTAAGAGGTTGATTATGACTAATTACAGATACGACTTTGAACTTCATACTCTCCATGAAATCCCCATCAATGATGCTAGATTATTTCTTAATATCATAGTATCTAACGCCTTAAGTAAGGCACAAGCCATTCAATACAAAGATAATACTGTATTCGTAATATCGGAAGAACAGTACAAAAAGTTAATAAAAATTTAATAATTTATATTTAGAATATTTTTTAAATTAATAAGGTAATGATTTATGAAAAAATGTAACCCAGGTTATTATGCTGGCACTAGTACTCCTATTTATATTCCAATGGACAATGGTAAACAAATGGGTTGGACTAGTGATGGAACTCCTTGCAGTTTTAAACCAACAAAAACCACATCTAGCGGTTATAGTAATGGTTGGACAGGTGCTAGCAGTTCTAATTATAACTCTGCGATAAGAAATATAGATGAAGCGATGAGAAAACTTCCAGAATCTACGCCTTACGTCAGACCAGAGTTTATACCTTATACGCAACCATCACAACCATTTGTACAACCTGATATTCCTCATTATATACCTCCTAATAAAGAATTATCTACTTCTGAAAAAAAAGTTTTAATAACAGACTTTACAAAAATTTTACGTGATTTATACCCTCAGGATTATTCAAAGCATATTGATAGTTGGCCTAGTACTCTTTGGGGTAAACAGGTTATAAATACAAAGGACTTCGAAGCTATAGAGAAATTCTTGGTTACAGAATTTGTTGATGTTTTACACAAAAGGTATCCTCATGATTACCCAGCGAACCTTAAGGATTGGAATAGTAAGAATAGCCGGTGGGGCAAAGAGGTTATATTAACTAAAAATTTTAAAACTATCGGAAAATGGTTACCCACTTACAAAAAAGAAGTCTTGGAACAACAGAAAGTATTAAAAAATGATTTTGTAGAAATTTTACATAGAGTTTACCCCGAAGACTATCCAATGAACTTTAAAGATTGGAATAACATTTGGGGTAAAGATGTTCTAGAAAGAGGGGATTTTCAAGCTATAGCAAAACATTTACCGAGTTATAAAAAACAGGCTCTAAAAAAAGAGCAAAATATTCTCTTCTTAGTAAAAGATAAATCCGATGTATACCTTGGCGGAATGAGTATAGGTGATTATGGTGTTAAGTTAATAATTGGTGGGGTAGCTGACAAACTTACTACACTAAACCTTGCAAACAATCAAATAAGAGATGACGGAGCTAAGTTACTTGCTATCTCTCTCTCAAATGGTAATATGCCTAACTTGAAAAAATTACACTTGGAGGGCAATAAAATTACTGATAAGGGTGAAGATGCTTTGATTAACACTCTAAAAAATGAGACAGTTCAGGATGTTATAATAACAGCGATTACATTATACGAAAAATATCATTTAAATATTTCAGGTGATAAGGAAAAGCAAAGGAGTATTCTAGAAAATCAGCTAGAACGGGCAAGGGCTCATGGTGTTGATGTAGATAATGTTGTAGTTGATAAAACGTTTGGTGGATGGATAACAAATAAAGGTAAATTTCATAATAGTATTACTTTTGGGTGGACTAAATGTATGATTGCATATGACGATATCCAATCTTTTGCAGGAGAAAGATTAATAGCTAAAGTATCAAAAAAAGGAAGTGTTTTGAATGATTTAAAAGATGCAGTGCTTTGTTACTTTGAAGCTGAAAATAAAGCTCTACTAACAGAACCAGGTGTTAGAGACACTAAATATAAATTAGAATCGTTAGAAACGCATGATTTAATAGGAGATATTGAGGCTTGGTATGATGTACCGCTTTTATAATCTGTTTATTCGAAATCTATTTTCTTTTAAAGGAAGAGCTAGTAGAAAAGAGTATGTATGTAGGGTTTTATTTTTTATATTTTTATTATCATTAAATAATGAAATAAGCAGATATAATCCAAGTCCAACACCTCTATATTTAGCTATATTATCTATAATTTTAGTCATTTTACAATATATTTATATGTTCCAATACTTCCCTTTGGCAGTAAGGAGATTGCATGATTTAAATGCTAGTGGTTGGTATGTGTTAATTTCTTTTATACCTTTTGGTCAATTATTAATACTATGGTTAATGTTCAAAAAACGAACTGACGGAGTTAATGATTACGGGACATCATCTGATAACTATGATGAAAGAAATACCACTTTAAAATACAATTCATTAGTTTTTGGTGTGATTATAGCATTAATATTATTAATTGATTTTCGTCACAGTACTCTACTTAAAAACCAGAAATACAGCTTACTTGCTACTAAATTGGCAATAGAATATTACAAAAAAGAGGATTATAAAGAAGCTTTAAAAAACTTTGATAGCGCAATTTACTTTACACCAGAAGATCCTCATTTATATAGGGCAAGATTAAATATTTTATTAAAACTTCATAGATATGATGAGGCAATGCACGATTGTGAAAAGTTAATAGAACTGAATCCAAGGGAAATTAACGCTTATAATAAAAAAATATTCATTTTATTTAAACAGTCTGATTATAACGAAGCTATTGAGACATGTGACTTAGTCCTTTCAATGACTAATGAAAAAAATTATCTTACACGTATATATATTATGAAGGCAAGTATTCTACAGAAAATAGCACGGTATGAGGAATCTCTTGACTGCGTTGAGAAAGCCATATTATTAGAGCCTGACAATAAAAAAGCTCTGGATATTAAACAATATTTATTAGAACAGCTAAATTTAATTTCAAAATCAAAAAAGGCTTAAGTAGCTCTTATAAAGATCAACGGACTCAATGATTACGGCGAACCGCCTGAGTATTAAACTCTTGGAGGTTTTTTAGTGCCACAGGGAGTTAGACTAAAAGCAAAAGCTGTTTTGTTGCATCAATATTATGGAGTTTTTGCGCTTATCACGCTGACGGGGCATTGATCAAAATAATAATATCATAATACAGAAAGATAATGCTTAGATGGTTTTGCTACAATTCAAAAAGTTAAACAGATACTATCACCTTTATAAGCAAAATGATCTATTTGGCGGGATTACTCTAATTTGTTCGTGGGGTGCTTTTGATAGTAAAAGAGGAGGACACAATTTATACTATTGGAGTAGTACTTTGGTTAATTTACGGCATTATGATTAACTCAATTCCGTTAATTATTGCAGAAATAATAACTCTTGTTTTATCTATTGCTATTCTGATAATGAAATATTTATGGAAATGAGAATA